GTTGCTCGACCACATCACCCACGAAGCTGGGGGTGGACATCAACGGCGATAACGGCGCCATAGCGAGCATAGATTGGCGCATCGCTTCAGCAGTGTCATTCAGGCGCTGCTCAACAGGTGTAGTGACAAAGTCATCTTTATCAATTAGCGCGGCGATGTCTTCACCCGAGCTAATGACCAACTCTTGTGCGCCTTCGGTTAACGTTTCAGCGGCAAACAGCGTCGAGAGATTGACCACGAATTTCTGGAAGGCGGTCTTTCCTTTAGGTATCTTGAAGCGTGACAGCACACTGTCAACCTGGTTACCTAAGACCTTCTTGAGTCCAGGAACCAACTTCATTATCAAGCTGATAGGCACCAGCTCTAGTCCCGCCGCGCCAGCACCTGCAATAATGGCACCGACCTGGGCGGCTCTCGGGTCGATCAGTTTGCCATTCGTGTCTTTTAGCTTTTCGAGCTGACCATATGATTGACCAGCCGTAAGGATAAAGGTGTTCTCGACAGGGCCAGTCAGCGCGCCCCCGGCAGCGCCAGCAAACATACCGGGAATAGCACCGATACCAGACATAGCGGAGCCTGCAATACCAACAGCCACAGCACCCTGCGTGGCGCGCAACCACGCGGTGTGAGCCATACCCATAAGAGTGGGTATCTGCCGCGAGGTGGCAAGCGCCATCTCTTCCCAAATACCATCAGGCTTGAACTCTGGGCCGAACCCCGCCTGTAACTCGGCAAGTTTGGCGCGTTTATCAGGTGTGTCGTTGCCCATCAATATGTCGAAGTATAAGTACGACATATGGTTCTGGTCGGTGGCTTGGTTGAAGCCACCTTCACTCAACGCCACGAGGCGCGCCACAGAACCCGAAGGCATTTCACGCACCTCACCCGTCTCGGCATCGGTGATCATCTCATTTGGCAGATCGAGAGGCACACCACCATTGAATTGGAACTCACTTGGATCAGGCGCGCCGCCGCCCGCAAACGGTTGTGGGTTAACGAGGGTGCCGCCTGTGAAGTCGAAGGTAGGGTCAGCCATCAGACGCTACGCTTTGACTACGCCGGCAGTACTCTGCTGCCATTTAGGTAGTTTGAAGGAGAGCACCACACTACCGTCAGCGCGGGAGTATATAATCTTACCGTTAGGTAGCTGCTCAACTTGGGCAATCTTAGGCACCCCCGCGTCAGCGGCTGCGCGATTATACGCGCGCATACGCCGAGCCGCGTGGCCTTTAGATGCGTACCTCGTCTTACCCACCGTCACAACGGCGGTATCCAAAGTCTGCTTGAGGGCTTCTGCGAGTTTACCTTCTCGCACGGCGGTACGAATACCATCCATAGCCAATACCCCTGCCACCCCTGTGTTGTAGGTTAACTGAAGGATAGATGCTTGAACCGATTCCGGCAGCCCCGCGTACCCTGTCATATGTGTACTAAGTTTTTTATGGTCGTTGTTGACGACTAGCTCACGCGCCTTTTTATCGCTCATGGTATTGGGATCAACACCGGCCTGCTTCGCAACCTCAACTTTGCGGGCCTTCGTCAGACCCCCCTCCAGAGTAGGAATACCATCGGTGGAGCCTGTGCCCTCATCCGCGAGAAGGTTGCTCAACACCATCGTCACCGCGCCGCTAGGCTTCGCCGCATCATCCGTGCCATATACATTGGGGTCTAGCGGCAGTGGCCCGTTCAGATTCATCCCCTTCTCTACCTCACGAGCACGGTCTTGATGCATACCCATTCTCTGTGGGTTACCTGGTTCCCGGATGTAGTAACTACCTGTGGCGTCTTGGAACAATTGCGTGCCAGGGGGTGAACCTGGGAAAAGCAAATCGTCAGGTATGACGTTCTTCGGATTTATGCCGTATTCCCCTTGGATAGGTTCAGGGTTGTCAGCTAGATTTGTAACCGTTACGGACCCCGCCACTGGCTCTGTGGATTGAAGACTGGACGCATTGCTCTCTGGTGTCAGCGACCTTCCGTGTGGTGAAAGTGTTGGCGGCTTGTCCAGTTCCATAGACTGAAGTATCGCAGCAGCGGCCTCTTGAGGTAGGCCAGACGCGCCACCAGCAGGTGTGCGATAGTAGTAGTTACCGTGAGAGTCCTGATACATCTTCGTACCAGAGGGCATACCCGGCAGCAGCGCGTCTTCAGGAATGACGTTGCCACCCTTACCACCGGATACCGACAAGGGGTCAGGGTCGTCTCCCAAGGGGGATACCGTGGCGGACCCTGCCTCTGGCTCTGTGGATTGAAGACTGGACGCATTGCTCTCTGGTGTTGATTGTGTAGATTCATCTGGGGTTTTACCGGTAGGCTGCACCAGATAGTAACCGTCTTTATCGACAAACGCATCTACTTCATCGTTGACGCCGATTGCTTTAAACACTTCAACATGCTGACCCGGTATTGGGCGATTAAACTCGTCCAGTATGTTGTACCAGAAGACATCCTTACCAGTGGCGTCCTTCTTGTGTAGCACTCGCTCGAAGGGTAAGGTTTTGACGGTTGGCTTCAATCTCTGAGCGCCACTACCGGTCGCCATCAGTATCTGACCGCTGGCGGTCATAATCCCATCGGGCATGTCATCAAAGTGACTGAAGGCAGGGTTCTGCGTGCGCAGCGCGTTATCTATCGCCGCGACTACCAGTTTATTCCCGGCCGCTTCTTTGACCGACCGGTCGGCGTCGGGTATCTTGTCAAACTCTTCGTGCAGTTCTATATACTCACGGAATACGCGTGACCGTTTACCTGCGTCCCAACCCTCATCGTCCGCCTTCTCGTTAATCGCTTGGGCGCCACGGTCGAACACGCTGATATTCCACATCCGCCCATATTTATTTTTAACATCGCTCGTTGCGCCGGCCTTATCCATTAGCATCTGCGCTGCCTCTTCAGTCCGACGCATGTAGTATTTAGCGGAGGTGGACGAGATGTAACCTTCAGCCACAAGACCACCCAAATTATTCTGGAAGCGTAGTATCTCCTCCAAGCTGGCAGAGGTTGTCATTTTGCCTTTCTTGCGTTTCATAGACATCGCGTTGTAATCGGAGAGAATGTTTGACTCGCTATCCGCTATCTCTGCTTCGGTTCGGTCTGGAATAACCCGGTCCCGCACTATCTGAAATAAGTGTTTGTACAGTTCATCTGATATCTTGGAGCGCAACCCTTCTAAGCCTTCGAGCGTAGTGATCTCACCACTCACCACAGCATCTAACGCTTGTGGATGATACGCAGCAAACTCGAATAGCTGTTTATTGAGCGCTTCCGTTTCCATACCATTGAGTCTTTTGAAGAGATCGTCCTCGAACTTCGTCATCTCGTCGTCTGTCAAAACACCCTCAAGCTCACCGGCAGCGAGAGCGCGCGAACCCTCCAGCGGGTTTTCTAACAAGCCATTCGCCAGGTTGGCGCGCCAAATAGGCAACTGCTCCAACATGAGCGCTTCCTTACCCGGATCACTGAGATTAGACACGTCGAGTATTCGACGGAAGTCAGCCTCGGCCGACACCATGTCACGTTGCCCCGCGTGCAACTCACTACCTATACCGAGAGCGATAGCGCGCATGTTGCCGAGATCAGCCTTGACGATCTCTGCCGCCTGGAAGTCACTGACGGTTTTTAGAGTGCTGTACCGGAACGTGTCAGCGGTGGCCGCGATAGCTTGCCTCTGAATATCGGTCATATTTTCAGTGAACGTGCCAAAGGCTTCGTCGAAAGCCACGACCTGCTCATCAAAGACGTAAGGAGCGCCGGTACCTGCGTTGCGCATAGCCTCACCAGCGTCGCGATTTCGTTCTAACTTGAAATCCGACAGTTGCGCGTGCGCAGAGACCACGTCACGCTTGTCTTGTCGTACCTTGTGCTTCGCCACAGCGTCACTGAGCAGCGCGCCGCTGGTCTGTATAGCCGCGCCTATCTGACCGCCGAAGTCAGCCGCTGACGCTTGAGGGATGTTGACGGGACCACCGACCTGGACGGGTGCATCATATGAGGTGAATTTACTCATCCTACAGCTTTCGGAGCAGGTGTTTTTGCATCAAAGACTCCTGAATTAGAAGTTCCAGCAAGGAGAGTTGAGGCCGCACCAATATAGCCGGCAGTTTTCGCGTTCTTAGCCTTCGCGCGAGAGAGGGAAGCTGAAGTAGAGAAGCCCAACGCCGTCAACTCGCCCTGGTGCAGAACGTCTTGTATCGATAACTCCACTTCCGTGGCTTCATCTGCAATCACATCACCGGACAGGTCGTTAAGCCGTACCGTCGCCATGTGCTTTCGACCCAAACGACCTTGCCTCTTAGCGGACTCAGCCGCTGACGCGCGGGACGCGATAGCGTTGTTGTTGGCGACCTGCGCGTTGAAGTTGGCCGCGTCAGACGCGGCTTTTCCCTGCTGTACAGCACCTACTGCGCTTATTACCGCACCTAATACTGCTACTTCTATACCTGACATGAAATCCTCGCATATAGCGCGCAGGCATGGCCGTCAGGCGCGTAGGCTTCCATCCGCTCCGCTTCCATCTTGAAACCAAGCATTCGCGCCCAGCGGTGTGCTGCCGGCACATGGCAGTCAACTGTCAACTCTACGCGCCGCTCGGGCAGGCTTGAGAGGAATTTTTGCACGGCGCGGTGTATTTTTAAGAAGTTGCGGGGGCCAGTGTCCGAGAGGAACGACCACACCATAGCGCGGTTCTCCCACATCGGGATAGCACCGCCAGCACCCAGCACGGTGTCATCGTCCATAGCAGTATAGCTGGGGTGCTGCGCCAACGAAGCGGCCTGCTCGACCGTCACCCAATCGTTGAGGTACGCCTGCGAGCTTTGCAGTTTTATCTGAGCCAGGTGCGCCGCTTGAAAGGGTAGAATATGAAACATTACCCGTCCTGTGTGTGCAAGTGAGGCATTACTGCCGAAATGGTAACCGGCAGAGGTTGGGTCTGCCGGTAGAAAACATGGTTGTCGCTACTGTACTCACCGTCCCAGTCGAACTCTACGTCCCCGCTAAAAAACGCTACTGCGGCATCCATAGAATCACCGCCTGCCCGAAACACTATATCGTCTAGATTATCCGCATCAGGGCCAACGGAACCGCCCAGTGTCTCGTGAAAGCGCATGATGACTTGCTGGAACCTGTTAACCTTACCCTGCGCCGTACCTGTGGCCGAGCCAGCTTCAGTGCGTAGTGTTTGGAAATCAGAGGTAAAACCCAAACCAACATGCGCCTTGGAGGTAGGGTAGTTTAAAGTAACGGCGCCCGACGCCACCGTCTTATTAGGATGGACGGCGCCTTCAGTCAGGATGGAAACACTCTGTCCTTCAAGATGCGACAACCCCGACAGCGTGGACACCCGCGCGCGCACCTTACCGTCGGAGACGTAGGCGGTAAAGTTGTCCGTGTCAGATGTGTCAATAGCATGATGGATGTCACCAGCAGAGGTATATGTCGAATAGCCTGTGCCATTTATACCAGATAACTCAAAAGTATTGGCGGTCTTGTTGGCTACAGTAAAGCCTTTACCGTTGAGTTGGGTCATGCCGACGACGTTTCGGATCATAATCTCATCCGTATTAGACAAGCCATGCGCGACGGCGGTAATCACAACCGGGTTTGCACTTGTTGCACCGGATATCTGCACGGCCTGTTTTGTATTACTGAACAGCTCAAAAGTGTTGGTGGCACTCTGCCCTATCCTATATGGCACCTTGTTGGCCTCTGTCATACCGACGATGTCGGTCATGCGTATCTCAGCGCCATCGGCAATAGAATGTGAAGCAGCGGTCACGACAGCAGGGTCGGCCGCAGTGATGCCGGTGATAGTGACAGGGTTGTTGAGTGAAAGCCCGCTGTCTATGTAGAAAGCGTCTTCGGGATCGTAGGTTTCATCCCAAAACGGTTTGATGTGCTCTATGTAGCGCACTGTGCCGCCGTTAATGTAGCGGTTCACAACGAGGTAAACCTCATCAGCGTCACCGGCGGGATTGGGGATGACAGCAACACTCTCGACTTTAGCTTGGGTGGTGCCGGCATCGCTGACGCCCCCGACAACATGCCGGCTCCACCCCACGACCTTTTGGTCGCGCTCATAGGTCAGAGCAATCAACGTACCGTCACCCAGAACGCACCATAGCACGCTCTGCGGTTCTCGTTGATAGGCCATCTGCACGATGCCGGTGCGGGAGATGTGCTCCGCAACCAGCGTCAGATCAGGCGCTCTGAATCCATCATCCTCGAATATAAAGGCTAATTCTCGAATTTTCCGTAACGCCTTTTGAACAAACAATATTACCTTGCCGGCTCGCTTCGGTTCAACAGCGCCGCTACCGTAGCCGGTAGAGCGCGCGCTCTTGACGTTAGAGGGTGTCAACAACGTGCTGGTGTCAGAGGGTCGTGAGACCCACTCAGCTTCGAAAGTGCCCAGCAATAACCCTTTCTCGTCACTCATCATCCATCGGATGGGATCGACCGTGTCACCCGACAAGGAATCGGTCACAGCGCTATCGTCCAAAACAGTCCCGTCAGTGTCGGTCGGCGCCATGTTCTCGAAGTCACCGCTGACAGACAAGTCGTAGCGTAGTGGAAAGTCAGTTGTGCCAGCAAAACCTAGCCGGTTCTGATGAAACCCCACCACCGAAGGGTAACCAGTGGTCGCTGAGTACAACCCCAACCGCCAGTGTATTGTCGCCGTCGTAGCTGATGCGTCGGGGCCGTCGATTGCGGCGGTCACGCTGGTCGTGTTGGCGCGTGCCGTAATAGTGAGATATGTCCAGTTACCGGCTGCGTCCTTCCAACGGATCAGCCGCCCGATGTCTGAAGCCTGAAAACCAGTGCCGCCATTAATACCGGTTACCGCCGACGCTGTAACCGTCACAGAACCGGTAGTACCAGACAAACCCAACGTAGTCGTTGTGCTGTTAGTGACCAGATATGGCCCATCTATGAACGTCACATTCGTAATCGACCACGCCGTGTCGGAGGTGCGGCTCATCTTGCGCGGCGGGTAGGATTTATGTGTGATGTATAACAGGTCGGCGCTTTGCGCGAAGCGGAGATTAAACAGATCAGCAGTCAGATATGTAGTCGTCAATTCAATCGGTGAGCCGGTGTCAATCTGCGCCCGGTCTTTGATGAAGCGGGCATACAGGTTACCAAACTCAATAATATAAGCCTGCGAGGACGAGAACACGAACTCCTTGATCAGGGTGGACAGGCTATTTGTCTTGACACCAATAATATGTTTCGTGCCAGGTCGACGCTCAATTGGCCCCTGTACTAGCGGGACCATGTTTAAACAGGTTTGCAGGCCCGTCTTGTAGCGGTCTACATCAGGACGGCCGTACAACAGAGGCGATATTTCACCTCCGTTAAAATTATTTTGAATAGGGTCAGCGCGGGGCATCTCAGTTCCTCGCCGTTACCCACTCATCCTCGGGCGGCTCTGTCGGAGGTTTCTCAAAACTGTTGGTCTTACGTGCCATATTCCGCGCAGCTATATACTCGGCGCGCGCTAATTCACGTTTCTTATTAGATTGTGTGACTTTCTCGCAGACATCGTTGGCAATACGTTTTACCAGCAAGTCTTTAAAGCATTGATCCATCTGCTCAACATCGGTAACGCGCTGCACGTAGATCAGGTTAATTGGGGAGGCGTGATCTGTGTGGATGTATCGGCCAAAGGTTTGGAAGTCATCTTGCATAGATGATCCATCCTGGCCCTCGGTCGGTAAAATACGCAAGCAGTCTGAAGGTTTCAGATAACGCTTGGCCGCACCGAAAGTTGGGTTTGTAGAATCAGCCGCAATCTGGACTTGCGCGCGCGCAAAGCCCCATTGGTGTGAACGCAGCTCAGTATCCCGTGCATGTTCATAGACGCGATTACAAGCCTTCGCCGCAGTGGAGTTCTGGGTGAGGCTTGTAATTGAGTTGGAGCCTAAACCTTGTAGCGCAAGATTACATAAACTAACGGCGTCGGCCATAGGTTAACTCCCAGGTTGGTACCGCAGGATAGAAGTGGGGGAGGGCGCTATAGCCCTCCCCCGTAGTGTTAGTCAACGACGTACATCATCGTCAATTCTATCGTGCCTGTAGCAGCAGCACCAGCAGTAACTACGGTGATCGGGATGCCAACATCGTTTGCATCCACGACCGAGTTACGACCAAGCGCCGAAGTAGCCGCAATACCCACGGTGGCGATTGCGGTAGAGGCAGCAGCAGCTTTATATTCATCAACGTCTAAAGCTACGACCGTACCTGCGGAGTTCACATAAGCCGCGTGGCCCACTGAAACCGTAGTTGAACTGCCGAGAGCATCATGTACGACCTCACCCGACAATATCCGTGCGCCATTCGGAAGATTGAACATTTCAATCGGACCGACTGCCAGAGACGCCGCTTCTGCTGAAGCGTAGGCAATACGGATTCGACCAGCCTGCTCGCTAGGCTTGATCATGGTCGTGGGACTGTTTTGGTCCCACTTCGTCTTTTGAGCGCTATAAGTAGTAGCCATTATCTATACCCTCCTATGCTTCTGAGCAGGTTATGGCGACGACTTTTTCCTCTTCAAGGCGGGTGGCACCAAACGTGCCTTTTACGTAAACCTGCGTTGAATTGGATTTGTCAGGGCGCTTATCGATCTGCACGTCGATATCATCCCAGATACCAAGATGTAGACCAGATTTCGCCCAACACACGACCGTGCGATCTGTACCAGAAAGCGCCAGACGTTGGCTGTCGACAAAGTTGAAGCCCATAAAGGATTTGATGCGGCCATCGACCAGCACCGGTTTAGTGGTGAAATCCAAGCTGATCGCCTGGGTTTGACCGAGCAGATCATCATGCTGTTGTGCACCAATGGCGCAGAACATAGGCTCGACATCCACATTCACCTCGGCTGCGATGAACAACTGCATCGCCTCACGAAGTTTAGCTACCGTCAGACCACCGGCAGTAGTGCCGGCCGTTTGGCCTGCCGGAAAGGCCGTAGTAGTAGTGCCATCTTCACCGGTAAGTGAGGATGCCGTAGCTGCGGTGATGATAAGATCATCCATCGCACGGCCGAGCGACATTGCGCCATTAACAGCATATGGCGAGGTCGGGTCGGCAATGGTACGGAGTTTATCAGCGTCATCGATGAGATCGGCCCATTCATAATCGGATGGGAAAACCCAACGGCGATCATGGGGAGTCTCAATAAGTGGCGTATCGGCATGGCGAGTGGTACGCTTCTGCGCAGTCACGGCACCAATTTGATTTACGGCAGCACCGGATTTGCCATGATAGGAATCTTCCACGACCATTCCGCGAAACCGCGAGCCTTGCTGCTGAAGAAGCAACTCGACTGTAGATTTGTAGTCAATTACTGACCAATCTAAGATTTCATTTGACATGAGGATAGCCCCCTCTTCTGTCGGTTAAAACAAAAGCTACAGGCTTGCCCGGAAGCCGGGGCCAACTACTAAGGCTGCGTCATAGCCGGCCCTTGCGGGTTACCGGCGGAACCGTTTCGACACCGCCAACATGACGATGCGCTCATTCAATATGTGACAATATTACATCAGTTGCTTAAATACAACAACCAAATTCGCTCATTTCATTGGCGGACGTGGTTTCCTGGGCTTCTTCTTCGTTCCGTATGACATGGATTTAACTCCTATTAGTATTACCCGGCGATGCCCGACGCGAGACGACTGAGGGCGGCTTTCTTTTCAACTGCTGCTTTATGGCCGGGGTGCATTCTATCCACCCACGCGTCCATAAATTCTTTATTACCGGTCAGTTCACTCAGCGCAAGGGCTGCTGACGACGGGGTCAGTGGCCCACCAGAACTGCCGCCGTCACCTTCAATATGACCATCCTCGCCCATCTTGGCGCCAAGACTATCAATAAACTTCATAGCGCCGGCTGGCCCCATACTGGCCTTCAGACCGGCTAGTTGTTCCGTGGTCATACCCAGCGCCACGGCGGTGTTGTCCACACCCTTCGTCTTATCATCGAACGCGGCGCCCCACTCTTTCTGCAACGCGGCAGTCTCGTTCGTGGCGTTCAGCGCGTTTGAATCAGCAGTAGTCTGAGCGGTAGAGCCGACAAACTCCCCCCATTTCTCGGCAAGGTAGTTGGTCTGTTTGTTGGTTAATCCAGCCTCAAAGAAGGTATCACCAGCCCATTGCGCGAATGCGCCGTTTTCTCCTTCTGGTGCAGCGAGGTTATATCCAGCGGCGTCTTCCGGCCGACCGAGTTTTGTATAGAAGTCTCCGGCCTGTTCAGGTGTGGCATCGTCCCCCAATAGTGTAACCGTGCGGCCAGCCTTATCGGCGCCAACGACTTTCTCCAGGTTGTGATAACTCTTGACGACATCTTCAAAGCTCCCACTGCGCATTGACTTGGCCTCGGCCCAGTCACGGGTCTCACCCACTTCCAATGAGTCCATCCAATGATTCTCCACAGGCGCGGCAGCAGGTTCAAGGGGGGCAGCAGCCGGTTCAGGGGCCGCAGCAGGTGCGGGTGCAGGGGCGGGGGCATCAGCCATCTAAGTCTCCGTTATTGGGGTTAAAGTGTTTCCATGCTTCTTTGTCGGTCATGTTCAGGTGCGCCGCAATACGCAGCCACACCTCACGCCGACCTTGCAGCACCATCTCCATACGTGGATCAGAAAGGATTGTGCTGTTATTTGCACGACAGAACTTCGCTAGATCATCCAGCACACGCTCACCATAGACGCCTTTGAACGTCTTGGCATACGACTGCTTGCGGGAGATAAGGTAGTCTTTAATTTTAGCCCGCACTACCCAGCGCTTTCATCACGCCAGCAGCGGCAGGCGCGGCCTCAACCATCTGTTGCGTATCAGCGGCTTCCTGTCGCTGTGCGCGCTTCTGCTCGACCGTCTCAGGTGAGGCCATCCAGGATGGCGGCATGGCGTTGATCTCAGCTAACGCCGGGTAGATCACGTCGGTGTTAAAGTGATCCAGCACCGACAGGTCTTGTGTCGTGTTGGCATAGGCCACCGCTGCTTCCAGCGTGCGCATCCAACCAGCAGCCTCTTCGGCGCGCTGGGCGCGATTCAGAGGGCTGTCATAGATAATCTCAAACTCACCCTCGGCCTCGATCAGCGCCTCGGGCATGGGCGGCAACAGGTTCTGTTGCTGCAACAGATCGATCTCACGCTCAATCATTGGGCCTTGGCCTTCAGATTGCTGCCGGCCCATTGTGGGGCTTAACAAGGCTCCCTTTTCTCGGGCGCGCTCTAACACCTCTGTAGCCGTCATGGCCGGCGTATCCACCAGGATTTGGAACAGCGTCACAAGGAAAATATCGTTTATTGTGGACCGCTCCATGTCCATCAGCTCTTGGCCCGCAGCTAAATTGCCGACCGGCAGTGCGTGCACCAGCGGGCGCCCTTCGGGCGATACCCCACCAGGATTGATATGACCCGGCTTCATACTGAACCCGTCGACTACACCATCGTCATTCGCTAGCAACACCGGCGCCACGGCGCGGTGACCCTGCGTCAACATGGTCTTCTTCTGCTCGTTGAGAACCTTGATCGCCGGCAACGCCATCATGGCGGGAGAGCGGCCATAGACCTCAGACGGCCCAGTAACGTAGCGTGATGCCTGGTAAGGGAAGGTGTTGAAACCACCCTCACCTAATATTGTCTGACCTTCCACTGCGACATAGTATGACGCGTACTTCATACCCCTATAGTCAAGACGCTTCTTATCAACCTCGACACGGGGTTTAACGCAATGGATAACCTCAAACTCTTTTGAAGGTTCTGTCTTTAGCGCAGACTTAACCGCATCGGGAATTGTACTCCACCGTCCAGCGTCTACCTTCTGCTGCATCAGGCGCGCAGAGATGTTGAACTTACGGGAGCTGGAGTCCAGGATACCTTGGTGATTTAAACCAATGAGTATCTCACGTAGATCAGTGGCGCGGTAGCGGAACCCACCCTCGTCATGCGCGTCGGTGTGTAGGATGCTCGTGCCGTAGGCACCGAGACCCATGTAGACCTCATGCTGCTGACTGGCGAAGTTCGCAGACGGCTTATACCGCTGCTTGAATAACATGTTCGTGACGTTCTCAAACCATACCTTGACATCATGGTCGGCAGCGAGCGCCTCATCGGAAGCTGTCACGCGGTGCCAGCGCTGGTTGCGCGGCGTCAGCATGGCTTCCATCGCAGCGGAAAACCGCTCCAGCGCGATGCTGGCCGTGCTGTCAATCATTTTATCGGTGCGCTTCTGCCCCTTGGTCAAACCAGAGGAGGAACTCTGCATGGTCATGGCATAGCGCGGCAGCACCCGCTCGTCTATCTCAGACCAGTGGGACTCCCATGTTCCGCGATCACCCTTCCACTTGTCGTGGGTTTTGATGATATCTTTTGCTATTTCACTCATCAGCCGGCCGGGTCTAAAGTCTTTTCAAAACCACCCATCAAGGGGAACCTAACAGCTTCAAGGTTGCGCTTTGTGTGTCGCCAAGACTACCCGTGAATTGTTTTGCGGCTGCCGCCGGCCCCGAAATTTGTTTTGCGGCTGGAGCCGGACCCGGACCAGGGTCTGTGGTCGTCACAGGGTTGCGGTCAGCGGCCGCGTCTCTACGGAGTCCCGCCTGAACGTCTTCACTCGTTGTGGGGTCTGAGATTGTAGCCGCGCTCGCTAACGGCGGTGCGGCTACGATAACTTTTTTAAGTAGAAAAGGGTTGATACTCGCGCCTTGACCGGCTGCGCCCGAGCCGGGACCAGAGCCAGCGCCCGGCCCGCCGCCAGCACCGTCAGCGCCGCCGCTGGTTCCCGCCGCACTTCCTTGACCGCTAGTTGCGCCAGGACTACCAGGCCTATACGCATTAATACCCTTATGTTTGAGTTGACCGCCGCCCTTGGTAACGCCGCCTCCTCGCGAGCGCAGAAGCGCCTTTTCGTCTTTGTTAATATAGGCCAGTTCGTGTTTCTGGCCTTTAATTATAGTGCGTTTGGGTAGTGGCATTACGACCCCAATAGTTGTTTTGTCGGTGTATCCGTTTCGTCCAACACACCCTGCCCACTCGTCTTGATGGTGTCGTTGCGTCCAAGCGCAGCCGCACGGCGCTTACGCGCCTCTAGGGCTGCGGCCTGCACATCAGCGTCAGACTTCGTCGGGGGCGGTGGCGGGGGCGGTGGCGGCGGAGGAGCTGATCCCCCAAATATTCCACCCATAATTCAATCTCCTTGCAAGGATATTACGTGAATATAACACAATCTACATCATCTGCAACCCTGCCGCGTTTAAACTTCTTGGAGGTCTTGGAATCCAATCTGCTGACCGGCCGACTGAAAGTCATCGCCAGCGCGTCCGCATAGTCAGGTGAGCCGAAACCTTCCTTCAACATCTCCTTCTTTGTCCATAGCGCCTTCTGCCCTTTCAGGTTCATGCGATAGCGCATGGTGCACAGGTCATCCGTCAAGTTGTCCTCGTCTGGCAGGCACGCCGAGTCGATCCACTCAGCCATGCGCCCCCACACTTCTGTCCTGTGCAGATACCACTTCTTCGAGTCTTGCGCCGACTCGGACACGAACACCGGTGTCACCCGATAGCCGCCCTCCTGCAACAACTCGATCACCGGCCCACCGACGCCATCACTCTCAATGAACACATGATCTGGCTTATACTTCTCAATGGCGGTCGCCACATGCTCGGCCATCTCCCTGGTCTTACACTTGGGAAACACCAGCGGTGGGATGCTGCGCGCGTCCACCCCATGCCTGAAGCGTATGACCGCCTTATCATTACCCATACGCGCCGGGTCGACGCCCATGATGAACGGCGCCCCTAAGTCCTCGGCCGGCAGCTCGCGCGCGATGGCCGCATCAACATCATCTCGTGCGATGAAGTTCTCGTCACCCTGTCTCGGGAATTGCCCATACACCTCCACGCGCGCTTCATCGCTGTCGACGCCATACTCCCGTATAATCGCGTCGTACACGCCGGGGTCATTCTCAACAACCGTGCGCCCGTCGATCTTGGCGTTATTCCATTCCTCGCGGTTGCGGTGGAAGCATTCAAAGAACGCGCCACTCGGATTACGCGGATTACTAATCGCCACCCATACCCGGTATATGGTCTTGTCTGTAAAATAACCGTGCGCGACAGGCCAAATGTTAGGAGGGATGCCGCTGGCCTCGTCAAACAGCACCGCCATGCCCATTTGGCTATGCGGGCCGGCATACGCGTCTGGATTCTCATCACTCCACAGCTTGGCCTTGATGTACCAATACGCGTCATCATACTGCGTCGTTTTCTTGAGCGCCTCGACCAACCAGTCGGCTGGGTGCAGCGCTTCAACCTGATGCTCGAACCAACGCGACATGTGGCTCATGGTCGCCCACTTTCTGATCTCAGGAAACGTGGTCGACCGTAGCTGCTGCTCCGTGTTGGCGCTGACGATGACTGTGGAACTCGGCAGGGTGCAGAACAACCACAACGCCACCCATGCAAGAAACGCCGACTTGCCAATACCGCGCCCGCTGGCCCGCGCAAGACGCATCAACTCTGGTGTATCGCCCTGATCAAACTTCCGATGGTTGTTATGAATGTGCGCCTGGAGCTGCAACAGTGCGTCACGCTGCCACTGCCGTGGCCCCTGATGATGTTCCAGGGGTGTATTAATCTTTCCCCACGGGAAACAGAACAGCACAAACCCCAGGGGATCATCTCGGAACGCCATGACCTGTGCGATCAGTTGATCTTCATTAGGATGTGGTTGCTGTTTAGCCATACGATTTTACTTCAAAAGTGAGACGGGGGGCGGGTTACAGGATACTAAAAAAATTTTTTCAAAAAAAATGACGCGTAGGGCTGGGATGAGGACCTATGGGTGCATGGGCGTTGGCTATCCAGGGGGTACCCCCGCCCTACCCCCCCGCCTGGCTTAATAGGCTTCAATTTTGTAGGGCTTCTATGCATTCTCAATTGGGGGCGTTTCACGTGAAACATTGAGCGAGGCGGGGTGTTGCTCCAACTCAGGCGGGTGAGGCGTCGGGCTGGTTAAAGGTGCTTGCGGCGTCACATCGCGCAGCGTGCGCAGCGTCGTGTGCGCGTCGAGCATGAGTTGGCCAAGGTCAACGGCATGATGCGTCACGTCAACCGCAACCTGTTGGGGGATCACCTTGGCGACAAGCGCGCAATATACCTGGGGGTGGTTGAGCGCCAACGTGGTGAGGTAATTGCGGCTGCTCTCAATGCGCTCGAAATGGTTGGCGATGGTGTCGCGCAATCGCATCCCGCGCTCGCCTTGGCTGCGTTGGCGCGGCCGCTTCGCGCTCGTCCCCATATTTTATCCCCTAAGTATCTGCGCCATAAATCCTGGCCGTCATGCGCGCAAAGCATAGCTCGCCATGCAATATTAACATAACAGTTTTTGGCGATTTATATTGCGACCGGACAAAATGACGTGCTAGTTTGTGGGTAGTTAAACACAAAGGGAATTTGAACATGAACAAGACACAGCGTGAATATCTCGACAATCTCACTGCATCAAGCGCCAACGCGCTTTTGCGGAAATTCGATCATGATCCGGGGCGGGCGTTCGCGGCGGGTTGGGTTGCGTATAACGCTTTCTGTTGGTGTTGGGAGTTTGCCAACGATGGTGAATATGTGCAGCGATACAATGGCGCGAATGGTATCGAATATCACTTTTACGCCCAAGTCTAGCTTTCACTCCGCATCGAAAAAACGGTGCGGAGCATAAGACAGATTTGAAACAACCAACAAGGAAATAGGAAAATGGATTGTCTAAGTATCGCACTAGCGTCGCTAATCACATTCTTTGTGGGCTGCGTGGTTATTGTCTATTGGTTAGAACGGCGTGAACTGAAACGCCTTCACAAGGGGATTGTGAAATGAGCAATCGCGAACAATGGCTCACTCGCTGCGCCGAAAAAATCACACAGCACTACTTCACAACAAACGGCATCGCGCTTGAAAACTTCAAAGTGACGTGCGGCTGGCCGTCTTCAGGTGGCCGTGCCATGAAACGGCGCACACTCGGCCAGTGTTTTCATGCCGAGGCGTCAAGCGCCGATATTTACGAAATCTTCATATCACCCACCCTGGCCGACAATGTCGACGTTGCCGCCGTGCTGGCGCATGA